ACACGCACTCCATCTCCACCCAAACCCAAACTGCCTACTGAACCCGAGCCGCCAATACCTGCAAAAGACACAGACTACAAACCTGCAGATGACATATGCTTTATACTGGCCAACGGGGAATCTCGAGAAAAATTTGATCTCAATAAACTCAAAGGCAAAGGCTATATTATTGGCATGAATGTGTTGCCAATTGCTCAAGATTTTTGGCCAGATGCACTAATAGCAGTAGACATTCCAACAGTAAAGTACATCTGTGAACATGAAAAGAAAGTTCCGGATCGTTTAGAGATGTGGTCCTACCCACGTGGCGGAATCAAAGACCCCAGAGTCAAACGTTTAAGCAGAGACTGGGGGTGGTCTTCTGGTCCAACGTCTACACGAATAGCTCTTGAATACAAAAAATACAAAACTCTCTACATATTGGGCATGGATTTCTTTGGCAAAACTGCTGACGGAGACATTAGCGAAAAGAACGGCAGAAAATTAAACAATATGTTCAAAGGTCATGCTCGTTACCGCAAAGCAGGCAGTGACCGCACCTATTTTGGCAATTGGCTGAACCAAATGATCACCAATTGTACCTCGCACCCAAATGCAAAATTCTATCACGTAGTGGCAGATAATCAAAAATCTCCTAATAAACTAGCACAAAAACCCAACTGGATTGATATTAATTACAGTAAGTTCGAAGAACATCTTCAAAAAATGCCTAAAAAGAGTCCTTAATGGGACCATCTCTGTAACAATAACGTAAATATTCGCACGAACAGGAGGCAATATCATGTCTAAATTTGAAAAACTCCTTGACTTGCTAGTAAATGAGCAAAAGGATGAAGCTGAAAAGCTATTCCACGAGATTGTTGTTGAGAAATCAAGATCAATCTACGAAGGCATTCTAGCAGACGAGGAAGCAGACGCAACTGATAAATCAGCAGACAAAGATGACGCTGAAGAAGTTGACGAAGCAGAAATACACGATGAAGCAGAAAACGAAGAGCCTGCAGAATCAACAGACGAAACTATCGAAGAAATCGGCGGAGACGCAACTGATGACCTAATCTCTGATATCGAAGCAGAGGCAGAAGGCATGGACATGGACGACGAAGACGACCAAGACGGCATGGATCATGACGGTGATTTCGACGATGATGGCGATCAAGATGGCGAAACAGGAGAAATGTTTGAACCATTAGAAAAAGAGTTAGACGCTCTTAAGTCAGAGTTTGCTAAAATGATGGACGCAGACAATGACCAGCCAGAAGAATCAATTGAAGATGCATTTGCAGAGTCAAAAGATACTGATACTATTGTTAAAGAGTATGCAGAAATGGTAAAAAACGGCCATGGTGCAGAAAAAATGGGCAAAGAATCAGGTGCTGACAACAAAAAAGGTCCTGTTGCTTCACAGAAGAAATCACTTACGGGTGCTGAATCTGTTAAGTTTAACTCAGGCGCAGAAGAAAAAGGTGGTGTTGGTAAAGCACTTGCCGGTGATACAGCAAAAGAAATGAGCATGTCACCAAAAAATGCGGCTGGAAACAAATCAGTATCATTAGAAACTGCTCCAAAGGCAGTGGAAAAAGAAGCATCGATTGATAACGCAAAATCACCTGTTGCATCTAAGTAAGGAAAAATAGGATATGCAAATACTAAGTGAACATCTTACATTTGATCAAGCACAAGTAGTGGTTGAATCAAATAACGAAGGTAAAGACTTATACATGAAAGGTATTTGTATTCAAGGCAATGTTAAGAATGCAAACCAAAGAGTGTATCCTACTTTTGAGATCAGCAAAGCAGTATCAAAAATATCCGATCAAATCGCCGGGGGCAGTTCAGTTCTCGGCGAAGTTGACCATCCTGAAGATTTAAAGATTAATCTTGATCGAGTGTCTCACATGTTAACAAGCATGTGGATGGATGGAGCAAATGGATATGGAAAATTAAAAATTTTACCTACACCGATGGGTAAGCTTGTAGAAACAATGCTACAATCAGGCGTAAAACTAGGCGTATCAAGTAGAGGCTCAGGCAACGTAGACGAAGGCTCAGGCAATGTATCAGAATTTGATATCATTACCGTGGATGTTGTGGCACAGCCATCAGCACCAAATGCCTATCCGACTCCAATATATGAAGGACTTCTCAATATGAGAGGCGGCCAACAGTTATTGGGTGTTGCAAAGGCAGTAAGGCACGACAAACAGGCACAACGACATCTAAAAGAAGGAGTGATCCAATTAATACGGGATCTCAAAATAAAATAAGGAGACAAACATGCTAGACGTAATCAAACAACTCCTTGACAAAGACCTGGTAACAGAAGACAACCGCATCGCTATTGAAGAGGCGTGGGCGTCCAAATTATCAGAAGTCAAAGAATCAGCTAAAACTGAAGTCAGAGAAGAGTTTGCAAAACGATACGTACATGATAAGTCTGTTATGGTAGAAGCAATGGACCGCATGATGAATGAAGCACTCACTAAAGAGATTGCTGAATTTGTAGAAGATAGAAAACAACTTGCGGCTCAAAGAGTAATGTACAAAAAAGGTGTTAGACCACACATGGAAACACTTCAAAAGTTCATTACAAAGACACTTGCTAACGAAATGGCAGAGTTACACAAAGATAGAACTACCGCGGCACAACAAGTTAAGACACTTGAAGCATTTGTTACATCAACACTTGCAAAAGAACTTAATGAGTTTGAAAGCGATAAGAAATCAGTTGTAGAAACTCGCGTAAAACTGGTCAAAGAAGCAAAAAATAAATTTGCAGAAATTAGATCAGCATTCATTAAAAAGGCAAGCAAAATTGTTGAATCAGTAGTAAGTGAGAATATCACTAAAGAGATGACTCAGTTTAAAGAGGACATCAAAACTGCAAGAGAAAACAACTTTGGTAGAAAGATCTTTGAATCATTCTCATCAGAGTATCTAACTTCATACCTAAACGAGACTTCTGAAGTACGTAAATTGCAAAAGAAACTCGACGAAGCCAATAACGAAGTAAGTGAGAAATCAAAACTTTATGAGTCAGAAAAAATTCAAAAGTCAAAAATTGAATCAAGACACAGAAGAGATAAGATTCTCAATGAAATGTTACAGCCGCTGTCAGGCGACAAAAAAGAAGTTATGTCAAATCTGTTAGAAACAGTGCAGACAGATAACTTAAAAACTGCTTTTAACAAATATCTTCCACACGTGATGAAAGATGTTAGGAAAGCTTCAATTATATCAGAATCAAAAACACAACACACAGGTAACAAACCACAGGCAACATCACAGGCAACACAACACGATGCGGAAGTATTAAACATCCGTAAATTAGCAGGTTTAAAATAAGGAGAATATGAAATGACATCCCAATTGCTAGAACACAAATGGCAAGAAACAAAATCAGCACTTATGGAAGGTGTTGAGGGCAACAAAGCCAAAAACTTGGATGTGGTCCTTGAGAACACACGCAAATATCTATCAGAGCAGGCTACTGCTGGCGCAACTAGTGCCGGTAACGTTGCTACTCTAAACAGAGTAATTTTGCCTGTAATCAGAAGGGTCATGCCTACAGTGATCGCTAACGAACTAGTCGGCGTACAGCCTATGACTGGTCCCGTTGGACAGATCCACACACTAAGAGTAAGATATGCTGACGCAACAACAGGCGGTGCAACAAACATCGCAACTGGTGACGAAGCATTATCACCTTTCAAGATCGCCGCTTCATACTCAGGTAATGACAGCGATCCTGCAAAAGGATCAGCAACAGCAACACTAGAAGGTGCCGCAGGTAATAAGTTAAACGTGCAAATCTTAAAGCAAGTTGTTGAAGCAAAGTCAAGAAAACTATCAGCAAGATGGACTTTCGAGGCTGCACAAGACGCTCAAGCACAGCAAGGCATCGACATCGAAGCAGAAATTATGGCCGCTTTGGCTCAAGAAATTACTGCTGAGATCGATCAAGAGATTTTAACATCTCTAAGAACCCTAGCTGGTACAGCCGCTGGTGCATTTGATCAGTCTGCTGTTTCAGGTACAGCAACATTCGTAGGTGACGAGCATGCCGCATTGGCAGTTCTTATCAACGAACAAGCAAACTTAATCGCACAAAGAACAAGACGTGGTGCGGGTAACTATGCAGTTGTTTCATCAGAAGCATTAACAATACTACAATCAGCAACAACATCAGCATTTGCACGTTCAACTGAGGGCGTATTTGAAGCACCAACAAACACAAAGTTTGTGGGTACTTTAAACAACTCAATGAGAGTGTATGTTGACGGTTATGCCGCTAGTGGTACAGATGTATTAGTAGGATACAAAGGTTCATCAGAAGCAGATGCTCCAGCATTCTACTGCCCATACATACCGTTAATGTCATCAGGTGTGGTACTAGATCCATCTACATTCGAGCCAGTAGTAAGCTTCTTAACAAGATATGGTTATGTTGAGTTATCAAACACAGCATCATCTCTTGGTAACGCAGCCGACTATCTTGCAAGAATTAGTGTTTCTAACATATCATTCAAGTAAGACTAAACAGATTAAAAGGGGGGATTTTATTCCCCCTTTTTTTATGACTTCATAAATAGTACACAATGGCAAAAGTAATTAGAGATTCAGAAAGCGTAGAAATACAATCTAAATTTGGTGCTAACGTAGCCGGTACATTTGGTACATTTGCCGCTTCGGACACAACACCTAGCGTTGCAACAGGAAACCTTTGGAAGACTCACGCATCAACACAAGCACTGACCACATTTGATGATGGCACTCCGGGACAGATAATCACAGTGATATCAACCGCCGCAGTGACATACGACGTGACCAGTACCACACTCAAAGGTGGCTCCGTAGACCTTGTGACTGCATCGGGAGATGTGACCAATTGGGTGTATGATGGGACCAATTGGTATCTAATATCATTCATGGACGTGTCTGCAGACTTGACCAGCGGACACTAACGTACGATAAATACTTTTGTAGTGAAATTTCGAGACTTTAAAATAATAATTGATGGCACTTTAGACAATGACGATGATGCAGAATCAATCAAAGCCATGTTTGGTGGCCAGGTAAAAGTTCAAGAGCCAGACAAAGAAGAAACCACAGATGATAATGGATTCGATAGCGAAGATCCAGTCAAAAAAAATGTTGCTTTTCCTTTACAACAAGAAATAGAATTAGCCAAAGCAGAGCAAGGCAAACAATCAGATACCATTGATGATATCACCGATGAAGAAGACATCGAAGCAGAACAGGAGAGTATTCCTTTGCCGACACTGCTAGGCGGAACACCTGTAGATGACAAAGGCCAATTCAAAGACAAAGACCAAGAAGACGAAGACGAAGAAGACGAAAAATCTAAAAAGGAGTAACACATGGCTTTTAGAAAAATAAAAGGCTCCTTCAAAAACAAAGACATATCCACACACGTTATCGAAGATACCTATCTTGCACACGACACTGTTACAGGTCAATTAAGAATTGGTGACGGAGTTACTCCAGGCGGTACACTAGTCACTACTAGTGGCGGAGGTGGAGGTGGCGGTACTACTCTGTTTGTGGCGGACGATTCGGCCACTGTGGAAATTGCAAGTGGAGGATCCTTGTACATCCAAGGCGGCGATGGTATACAAACATCTGCCAATTCAGATGGCAGTATCACAGTAAGTTCAACAGGCACTTCAGCACAAGGCATTACATTTGTAGGCGATGATTCAGCCGGACTAGCAATTCAAGATGGCGGCTCTTTATACATCAGAGGCGGATCAGGTATTGAAACAACAACCAATTCAGATGGCACCATCACAGTAAGTTCAACAGCAAGTGCTGGCGCTGACCTTGGTGACTTACAGATTGTTGGGTCAAAACTATCTGTTCAAGACAGTAGCAGTATTGGTATTGGCATAGAAAATGTTAGAATTGTAGGTAGCAGTTTCAGTATAGATGATTCTACAGACACAGGTTTTGAATTTGATGGACATCTAGTACCAGCACAAGATGGTGTGTATGATTTAGGAAAAGAGGGAAGACGATGGAAGACTGCGTATTTGTCTGCAGAAACAATTGATCTAGGAGGTGCTACCATTTCATCAGACGGAAGTGGCTCTATATCAATTGCATCCACAGGAGTTATTTTGCCAGCAGAATCCAAAGTTGGTATCAACACTATTGCACTTAATGGAACTACAGATAAAACTTCGGCTAGACCAGTGCAACTTGTAAAACTTTTTACCTCAGACGGTAGTACATCACTGACAGATACACAACTTTTACTCACTACTCCTGCAGTTACTTTGGAGTTTAATGCCACCATTGAAACTGCCGCAGTGTACACACAAGCAGGG